CTTTAAGCAAAATGCTTTCAGAAAGCCGCAGATCAGAAGTTCTAAATCAGATGGTTGAAGGTCTAACTGCTACTCAGGCTGATAAGCTTGCTACATTAGCAGAAGGCATCACATTCGATAGCGTAGAAGAGTATTCAGAAAAAGTTTCTACACTAAGAGAAAGTTATTTCCCAACTTCAGGTATTAATGCTCCAAGAGAACTAGATTCTATTGAGCCAGGTACAGAAGGTAAAACAATGATCGCTGAAGAGCTAAACGGACCTATGTCGCGTTACGTAAAGGCGCTAGGTAAGTCTCTTCCTAAGTAATAAAAATTATAAATAATAGAAAGATAAAGATTCTTTAAAGGAGAACAAAAAATGTATCTATCTGAACAATTAGAAAACAAGTGGTCGCCAGTTCTAGACCACGAAGGTCTAAACAAGATTAAGGACCCATATCGTCGCGCTGTTACTGCGATGATCCTTGAGAACCAAGAAAAGGCAATGGCAGAAGAAGGCCGTCAGCTAAACGAATCTGCACCAACAAACAACTACGGTGGTAATGCCATTGCATCATACGATCCAATTCTTATCTCACTAGTTCGTCGTGCGCTTCCTAACCTAATGGCATACGATATCTGCGGCGTTCAGCCAATGACAGGCCCAACCGGCTTGATTTTCGCTATGCGTTCTAAGTACGGTTCACAGACAGGCACAGAAGCTCTCTTCAACGAAGCTAACACAGCCTTCAGTGCAACTAACGCTCTAGGTGCTAACGGTAACGTTCGCGGCTCATTCTCTAACACCAACCCAGTTTATGATACTTCTGCTGCTGCCGTTTACGGTGTTGGTGCTGGTATGTCAACTGCTCAAGCTGAAGCTCTTGGTGACGTTTCAACAAACATGTTTGCTGAAATGGCATTTGCAATCGACAAGGTAACTGTCACTGCAAAGTCACGCGCTCTAAAGGCTGAGTACACAATGGAACTTGCTCAGGATCTTAAGGCTGTTCACGGCCTAGACGCTGAGACAGAGCTAGCCAATATTCTTTCAACAGAAATCTTGGCTGAAATCAACCGTGAAGTTGTTCGCTCTATCTACCGTTCTGCTACAGTCGGTGCTCAGTACGGTGTAACAACCGCTGGTACATTCGACCTTGATACAGACTCAAACGGCCGTTGGTCAGTTGAAAAGTTCAAGGGTCTAGTATTCCAGATCGAACGTGAATGCAACGCAATTGCCAAGGCAACTCGTCGTGGTAAGGGTAACACCATCATCGTTTCTTCAGACGTTGCTTCTGCTCTTGCAATGGCTGGTGTTCTTGACTACACACCTGCTCTACAGGCTAACCTAAACGTTGACGATACTGGCAACACATTTGCTGGTACTCTTCACGGCCGCGTAAAGGTCTACATCGATCCTTACTTCGGTGGTTCAACTAACGGTGACGAACTATGTACTGTCGGTTACAAGGGTACATCACCTTATGACGCTGGTATCTTCTACTGCCCATACGTTCCTCTACAGATGGTACGTGCAGTTGGTCAAGATAGCTTCCAGCCAAAGATCGGCTTCAAGACACGTTACGGCATGGTTGCAAACCCATTTGCTACTACAGCTGGTGACGGCCAGGTTGCTGACCGCACAACAAACTCAAACAATGCGAACATCTACTACCGCATCTTCAGAGTGCGTAACCTTACGTAGGATTTTGTTTATATAAACAACTAAGAAACGAAACGACTACTTGGGGCAGGAGAAATCCTGCCCTTTTTTATTGGATAAATAAGACAGAGGTGTATCAATATGACTGATAATTCGTTGTTAACAAGAATACCAGAAAACACAAACTTTGTTCAACAGACGAAGTTTACTTTCATTGTACCTAATCTTCCATTTGCTAGATATTTTTGTCAGACAGTTAACTGGCCATCAGTTAGCACTTCAGAAGTTACAGTACCAACACCATTCTCAGAAACATACAGACATGGTGATAAGCTTATCTATGAACCACTATCGATTACATTCTTGGTCGATGAAGACTTGCGCGTGTGGGAAGAAACTTATAATTGGTTAGTATCTCTAACAAATCCAGTCAATTTTAAATCATACTTTAGAAATCAGCAAAATAAACCAGGTTATTATGATGGTATCATGACTGTTAACACAAACTCAAACTTACCAAATGTCAGAATAAAATACTATAACTGTCATCCAATAACTCTCAGCGGTATTCAATTCTCTACTATGTCTAGTGCTGACGAATCACCTACGGCCGATCTAACTCTTAGATACGATTATTTTGAGATTGAACGTCTTTAGCACTTGACATTTACTTAAAAACATAGTATAGTAATATACATTTTTTGTAATGGAGAAGCTATGAAACCGCCAGTGAATATTGAAGCACTTATGGAAGAATGGTCTAATGATGCTGGTTATGACGAGACTGAACCTCAAAAAGCTGTAGCTAACATCCCTAAACTACATTCAAAATACTTGCGTATAATGACACACCACAACCTAATTGTCAAGAAGCTTTCTGCTGAATATAACTCAAAACGCAAGATTAAGTGGGAGTACTATTCTGGTGACCTAAACAATCCAGAAGACCTTGCACAGTATGGTCTTGAACCAATGATGAAGAAGGTTCTACGTGCTGATTTACCACATTATCTAGACTCGGATACAGAACTAAATAACATATTATTGAAAAAAGTCATGCATGAAGAAATCGTAGATTTCTGTAAGTCTGTTCTTAAAGAACTTAACAACAGAACTTTTCAAATCAAAGCATACATGGATTGGGAACGATTTATAGGTGGTTCGTGATAAATTAAGTGAAGCTTTAGGTATAGAATGTGCTGTAGTTATAGATTACTCAGAATGTGTTATTTTTGATCCTATAATGAACAGAGAAGAAGCTTTAAAGAGAAATGCGGAAATAGTTGAGTGTGATAAGTGCGGTGTTAGAGGTAATAGACCTAACATGATGAGGTGGCACTTTGAAAATTGCAAAGTGGAATTGAGATCATGCAAACAGTGTGGCAAAACTATACCGAGACAAGGCGTCAAGGATTATCTATATGATAAAAAGATTTTTTGTGATAGAAAATGTTATATGAAATCAAAAGCAGGTAAACCGCCAATATCTATGACTAATGAGATAAAAAATAAAATCTCTGATAACGCCAAATCTAGATCGTCTGAATTATCAGAAAGAATGAAAAACAATAAAGTATGGTTGAAAAGTGGTAGATGGAAAACAAATTAATCATTCGTAACATAAACGAAGCCTATGTTACGGTGATATGTAATGAAGGTATATCGTGGGAACTAAGAGAAGCATTTACTTTTAAAGTTCCTGGTGCAGAATTTACACCCCAATATAGGGCCCGACTTTGGGATGGCCGCATAAGATTGTGGAATACCCAAACGAAACAACTCTATCGCGGTCTAGTACCGTACATAGCTAAGTTTTGTGAAGAAAGAAATTATGAATGGGACTATGAAAATGAAGACTTTGATGAAGAGTTTTCATTAGCGGAAGCAAAAGAGTTTGTAGAAAAACTAAGGCCGAAACATGCTCCAAGAGACTATCAATTGGACGCTTTCGTACATGCCATCCGTACAAGACGTAGTTTATTACTCAGCCCCACTGCAAGTGGTAAGTCTCTTATTATCTATCTTCTATCTCGTTTTCTCCAATATAGAAAACTGAAAAAAGGATTGATCATTGTTCCTACTGTTTCTCTAGTAGAACAATTGACAAGCGACTTCAAAGAGTATAGTGAAACGAATGGTTGGGACGTTAGCGCGAACATACATAAAGTTTATCAGGGTCAGGACAAGGATACAGACAAGTTCCTGACGATTTCAACTTGGCAATCTCTATACAAGATGCCCAAGAAGTGGTTCGCGCAATTTGATTTTGTAATCGGTGATGAAGCTCACCTGTTCAAGGCTAAGTCTCTAACAGACATTATGACAGGACTCTCAAATGCAAAGTACAGAATTGGCACTACAGGCACCCTTGATGGAACAAAGACTCACCGCCTTGTACTTGAAGGGCTATTTGGCTCCGTTCGAAAAGTCATCACAACGAAAGAACTCATGGATGCAAAACACTTGGCTGACTTCACCATCAAGTGTCTACTTCTACGACATGGTGAGGCTATCTGTCAGGCGGCCAAGAATTTCACCTATCAGCAAGAGATTGAATACTTGGTGCTTAACGAGTCAAGAAACAGATTTATTTCTAACCTTGCAGTTTCCTTGGAAGGGAACACCCTCGTACTCTACCAGTATGTTGACAAGCACGGAAGAATCCTACACGATTTTATTTCCGCAAAGCTTGGAGCAGACAGAAAAGTATTCTTTGTCCATGGCGGAACAGAAGTTAATATTAGAGAAGAAATAAGAGGAATCGTTGAGAAAGAAACTAATGCTATTATTGTTGCTTCTTTTGGTACCTTTAGCACTGGTATCAACATTCGAAACCTTCACAACATTATATTTGCTTCTCCATCCAAATCTCGTATTAGGAACCTTCAGTCAATAGGCCGTGGTCTTCGTACATCAGATACAAAAGATTCAGCGCAGCTATTTGACATAGCGGATGATATGAGGCATAAGAAGCATGAGAACTATACACTAAAGCATTTTGCTCATAGAATTCAAATCTACACAGAAGAGAAGTTTTCTTTTAAAATATACAAGATAGAACTCAAACACTAAAGGATAATAACATGGAACAAAATGTGGAATTCTTTAGGTTATTGACTGGCGAAGACTTAGTATCAGAGTATGAAGTCTCTGAAGATAGTACTCACTATATACTATACAATCCATGCAAGGTCGTATATCTCACTTCAACTAAACCAGGTTTCTTATCAATCTCTTTAATGCAATGGATATTTTCTAAACTATGCGTAGAACAAACATTTAACTTGCCAATCAACCAGGTTCTGATAAAATCCACTATAGCTGAAACTATGATTGATCATTACTTCCAATCTGTAGAATACTTTAACAAGAATGAATTGCAGAAGAAGATTGAATTTGATTCACCAATAATAGATGATAGTGAAGAGTATTCGGAAGCAGAAGAAAGCCTTGATCTTCTAGAAAAGATTATGGAAAAGATTGGTAAGACAGATAAAAGGAAACTACACTAATGGTCAATAAGAATACATATCTAGATTTAGATGATAATGATGACTTTGGTTTTACCTTTGCTCATGAGGAAGAAATCATTGAAACTAACAAAGGATATTCTTCTCTTCAGGAACAAGTAGATGATCTAAAGCAGAGATTAGTTGCTGTACATAAGATATTCATGCCTCTATTAGAGAACTTAGCTAAAGACGCTGATAAGCCTATGATCAAATGGCCTAATAGGAAAGAAGTAATCGATAAGCAGATTAAGAAGCTTAATACCCTTACCAAGGTCTAACCAGGTATTCATATCATAGCAGGCATAGCCTTTATACACCCGTGTCAAGAGAAAGTCAAGGATAAAAGTGAATGATTAATAAAAAAGTTACAGTGCATTATGTGGACAATAAGAAATTCTATGAAGAAATCCTAAATCATAAAAAAAGAGTAGAAGATGCAAAAGAAAAGGGTCTTGAAGAACCTAGATTGCCTAACTATATTGGAGAGTGCATATACAAGATTGCCGATAAGTTATCCACAAAGCCTTGCTTTATAAACTACTCATACAGAGAAGAAATGGTATCTGATGGAATAGAGAACTGTATCATGTATTTTCATGATTACGATCCAAATCGTGGTATGAATCCATTCGCATACTTTACTCAGATCATATATTATGCTTTTCTAAGAAGAATAGGTAAAGAAGAGAAGAACCGTTATATCATATATAAGAACTTGCAGCACACCATTATTCATGGTCAAACATCTAATGAATTTGGCGGCGGCGGATACTTCAACAATGTACATGATGAGGAGATGGATGTTTCCATGCCAACAAAGATGTATGATAACATCAATGAATTTATGGACAAGTTTGAAAAGAAGGAAGAAGTAAAGAAACAAAAGCGTAAGCAGATGAAAGAAGGCTTACAGAAATTTTACGAGGAATAAAATGAAACAAGATATCCCTTTCCAGATTGAGCATATAATCAATAGTCTACTCAATAAGAAAGAGAATGTTCACATTCGCGGAAACTATAGACAAAGATTGGTTAATATACAGGAAGCACTTGACAAAGCGATTCGGTTATACGATAATGAACTCTATGCAGCTAACATTCAAGGAAAGAAAAAGGCTTAATGAAATTTCATCGTGATGGCACTCTTCCACAAAATGGAGAGATTTGGGTATTCGGAAGTAATCTTGCTGGCATTCATGGTGCTGGTGCAGCCAAGGTAGCAATAGACAAGTTCGGCGCTGTGTGGGGTAAAGGTGATTATCATCATGGCAACTCATATGCGATACCAACCAAAGACAAAAAGATCAATACAATTCCACTAGAATGGATTGCGAATTATGTGGACGAGTTTGTAAACTTCACTCATTGTAATCAGGGATGGTTATATTTTGTGACCCGTGTTGGTTGCGGTCTTGCTGGTTATAAAGATGAACAGATTGCTCCTATGTTTAGGGGCGCTATCAACTGTTCGTTTGCAGAAGAGTGGAGAGAGTATCTTGGCTAAGATTGCACT